GCCACGAAGTTCTGGCACGTCGACCATCCTGAAACATGGTTCGTTGCAGCCGTACCGAATTCAGAACACAACTCTGAAGCGTTCGCCGGCTTGCACGCGAAGTATGTGCTCGTGATTTATGACGAAGCTTCGGCGATTCCAGACAAAATTTGGGAAGTGACCGAAGGCGCGATGACGACTCCGTGCGCCATATGGGCCGTGTTTGGCAACCCCACAAAGAACACTGGTCGGTTCCGGCAGTGCTTCGAGCAGGACAAGAAGCGCTGGATCACCGCGAAGGTCGACAGCCGCACCTGCAAGATGACCAACAAGGTTGAGATCAACGAGTGGGTAGAAGTGTATGGAGAAGACAGCGACTTCGTGCGCGTCCGCGTGCGCGGCGAGTTCCCGCGCACGGGCTCGATGCAGTTCATCTCCAGTGATCTTGTCGACGACGCGATGCTCCGCGACATGCCGTTCGAAGCGTACTGCATGCTCCCTGTCGTTCTGGGAGTCGACGTGGCCCGTTACGGAGATGACAAAACGGTCATCGTGGCCAGACAAGGACGGAAAGTTCTCGAAGTCCAGAAGTACCGCGAGTTCAACACGATGCAGACTGCGGTGGCTGTGGTTGCTGCTATCAAGGAGCATCGTGCTGCTGTCACTTTTGTTGACGGCAATGGTCTTGGCGCCGGCGTTGTTGATCGCTTACGCATGCTCGGGTACGAAGTCATCGAAGTGAATGCCGGCGAGTCGGCACGAGAAGACGAGACGTACTACAACAAACGCGCTGAAATGTGGGGCCGCATGCGTGACTGGATCAAGCTTGGCGTGGACTTGCCGGCTGACATGGATCTGCGCGCTGCGCTCATCGGGTTGGAGTACGACTTCGATGACAAGGAGCGCATCAGACTCGAACGGAAAAAGGACATGAAGAAGCGTGGTCTCCCAAGTCCGGACGAAGGAGACGCGCTGGCGCATACGTTTGCTGAAGAACTCGGCGACCTGAAGAAAGGTTGGTTCGAGCCAGACGATGAAGCGTTCGAGCCAGCAGCTGCGGCCTGAACTAACATAGAGTTAACCGAAACACCGTTTTTGGTAACACGAACTTTACTTGGAGGTGATCCCAGATGTCGAACGAAGTGAAAGCCAAGATTTACCGCGAGATGATCTCGGAGTTGAATGCTCGCGAGACGCCGCTGCGTAACGAACGCAGACGACTTGAGGCTGCAGCCTCGCGCATCACCGAGATCGACGCTGCGCTCGAAGTGATCAAGGAAGAGCGACAGGAGTACGTTGATGCGCTTACGCCGCTTGAACCGCAACCCGTCGAAGCCACGCCGAAGTTCGACCGATGAGCACTCGTAGCAAGGCGCAAGCCAGTGTCACGTATTACGACTCCGTCAGCCTGCGGTCTGCAGCTCGCACGGCCATCGTCAATTGGGTCAACGCACAGGCGACTGCGCTCTCCAATGATTCTACGCCGAAGGCGTTCAAGCGGAAGTACGTCGCTCAGTATCTCACCGGTGCGGCCAAGTCGAGTGTGCTACAGGCGCAAATCGAGCTGACGGATTCCGCCAAGTGGGATGCGACCACGCGCAGCGCTGTTGTCGCGTGGCTGCAAGCCGTCGCTGCGAAGCTCACGGCGGATGCAACGCCGCTTACGTTCAAGCGCACGCAGGTGTTTACGTTCGGGCGCTGAAGCATGGCCAAATACGTCATTGCGTGGACCGAGCGGTACGAGCGGATCGTTGAGAGGAAGGACATCAACGAGGCCGCTCAGCACGCGAAGTTCGCGGTGGCGCAGAGGCCCGGCGCAGTTCTTCTGTCGGTAGAGGAGGTCAAAGATGAAGCCCCAAAGTAATCGCATCCTCTTGCCGGGATTGAACGGCCGAGAGATCACAGCGGACTACAACAAAATCTTCTTGCATGAAGGGACAAGTGAGCGTCGTGCGAAATTGGAAATGTTCATCGCTAAGCGACTGGGCGAACGCGTGGCTGCTACGTATCCTAACCGTCAGTGGAGCGTTGAGGTTGATCTGGATAATCAGATGGTGGTGCTGATGTGCCCGAGCGTGTCTACCACCAAGGGCTACCATCTGCATTTCCGCACGCGTACCATCCACGACATGCAAGCGGCGGCTGTCAAAGCGGCCGGCGAGATCCTTGAACGGCACAACATCTCGCGCTCGAATCGGTTTAACCCCGAGGTGTTGGAAACGTTGCCGCGTGATCTGCGCGACAACGTAATCGCAGTCGACGCGAAGCCGGAGCGTTACTGATGGGCGACGTACACGTACTCGCGCCGCTTGGCGCTGAAACCGGCGAACAGATGTTGACAGTGATGCAACAGCAGCTGCGCAAGCTGAAGACTGAGGGCGTAAAAGACATAAGCGCTGTTGTCGTATTGATTTACAAAGAACCGGGAGAAGAAGTCACTTCGTATCGGTCTGCTTGGTCAAGTGACACGAGTCTGGTCGATGTGTACTGGGCAGGCGGCATGCTGCAAAGGCGCGTCACACGCGCAGTGGAGGAATAGACGATGACGCCTGAGCAGAATGGTTACTCGCGCACGCCCGCGGACTTGCCGCCGGGCATGAGCGGCGAGACGATGATGCCACCGCTCGGGGGTGCGAAGCCCGCCTCTGGCAGCACTGAGAGCACGATGTCGGAGTCTGACGCGTGGGCTATTCAGAAGGCGCGACAGATTTACGTCAGCTCTGCGAACTACAAAGCGCAGAACGTGACGAATCAGTGGGAGCGCAACCTGCTGCACTTCCGCAATCAGCATGCACCCGGCACGCCGTATGGTCGCGCTGACTGGAAGCGCTCGCGCACGTTCCGACCGAAAACACGCGCCAACGTCAAGTCGCAAGAAGCGAGCGCCGCTGCGGCGGTCTTCTCGACGCGCGACATCATGTCAGTGGAAGCGCGCAACCCAAATGATCTGGAGAACGTGGCGTGCTCGGAAGTCGTCAAAGAGATCGTTCAGTACCGTCTCGAAACTAATGCACTGTCTTGGTTTCTGACCGTGATCGGCGCGTATCAGGACACCAAGGTCTACGGTGTCTGCATCAGTCACCAGAACTGGGACTACCAAGTCAAGGTAGAGACGGTGCCTGCAGTTGACGAGCAGGGCCAGCCGATCATGGGCACTGTCGTCGGCGAGAACGGCGAGTCTGAGCAGATACCGATGGGCCGCGAGCAGAAGACCGTCATTCAAGACAACCTCGCGGTGGATCTGATCGAGCCGGAGAACTTCGGCTTCGATCCGATGTGCGACTGGCGCAACCCCGCGCAGACTTCGCCTTACCTTCTGTGGATGAAACCGATTCATGCAGGCGATGCGCTGGCGCTGATGAAGCAGGCGCATCCGAAGTACGGGCCGATCTGGCGCGAGTATTCGTTGCAGCAGATTCTGTCGACGCGTCGTGAGATCGACAATCGCACGCGCCGGGCGCGTGAAGGTTATGAGCGCATTGACCCGGTGAACGATCAGTCCGGCAATCCGTTCACGATGGTGTGGGCGCATCTGAACGTGCAGCGTGTGGAGGGCGTCGACCTCGCGTGGTGGACGATGGGCACGGAGCTTGTGCTCACCGACCCGATCCCGTTGCGCGAGATGTACCCCTGGTTGAAAGTTGGCGAGCGACCGTTTGTCGTCGGCACGTCCACGGTGGAGGCACACCGTAACTATCCCGCGGGCGATGTCGAACAGGCAGCGCCGCTGCAAGAGGAAATCAACAAAGTCGCCAATCAACGCCTCGACAACGTGCTGCTGGTGTTGAACAAGCGCTACTTCGTGCGCCGCGGATCGCAGATCGATCTCGATGCGCTCGTACGTAACGTGCCCGGCGGCGGCGTGATGGTGAACGATCCCGAAAAGGACGTTGAAGTTGTCAGCACGCCGGACGTTACCAGTTCCAGCTATCAAGAGCATGACCGACTGGCGACGGAGCTGGATGAGTTGGTGGGCGGATTCAGCAATTCCAGTGTGTTGAACAACCGACAATTGAATGAGACCGTGGGCGGACTTGACCGCATCGCGTCGTCTGCCGGCGCGGTGCAGGACTACGGCGTCAAGGTCTTCTTCGAGACGTGGCTTGAACCGGTGCTTGGGCAGATCGTGCGATTGGAGCAGCTCTACGAAAGTGACGAAGTCGTGCTCGCGCTCGCGGGCGACAAGTCGCAGGCATTCAAGCGACTTGGTCATGACAAGCCCACCGATGAGCTGCTGACACGTGATCTCGTTGTGCAGATCAACGTCGGCTTGGGTAACACCGATCCGATGATGCGTGTACAGCGACTCGTTTACGGCTTGTCGCAGGTTGGGTCCTTGCCCGGCATGTCCGATCGCATGCGCACCGATGAAGTGGCAAATGAGATTTTCGGAGCACTGGGCTACAAGAACTCCAAACGGTTCTTCCTGAGTGACCAAGAAATGGCGGAGAAGCAGAAGCAGAATCCACCGCAAATGCCTCCGGAAATTCAAGTGAAGATGGAAGAGCTGAAGATTCGCAAAGAAGACAACGATGCACGCCACCAGAAAGAGAAGGCGGAGCTGGAACTGAAGCGAGAAGTTGCGTACGCTGAGCTGGCACTGAAAGAGAAGCTGACGCTCGAACAGATGTACGTGAAGCTCGGTATCGAAAAGGAGAAAAGCCAGACTGCTCGCGATTCGAAGGCGCTCGATGCGCACTTGAAGATCGCTGAGCACAACATCAAACGGACGGAAGCGGCCAAAAAGCCGCAGAAGCCACCGACGAAAGGAGGTAAGCCCAATGGCTGATTCAGTAGTGACCAAGCCGGTGATCGGCGCTGCGCGTAAAGCGACGATTGACAAAGCAGTTGACGACATGCAGACGGGTGCGCCGAACAGGCCGCGTCATCCGTCGGCGAAGGCGGCGACACCCGAGCGCAACGCCAGCTACGATGACATGGAGTCGCGCATCTACGGCGACAAGTCGGCAAAGACGAAGAGGTAACGCCATGCCTCTCGACAAGAGCGGCAGCAAGGCTGCCATCGGGAAGAACATCGCCGCTGAACAGGATGCGGGCAAGCCGCACGACCAAGCGGTGGCGATTGCACTGGAGACTGATCGTCGCGCAGGCGGCGGACACGCCAAGCCGCGCCACACGCGCAATGGTCAGTACGTCACTGGCAAGAAGCATCCGGCGACTCGACACTACTAAACGTTTCAGAACAGGAGAGACCTACCCATGGGCGGTCACATCAAAGCGGTCTGTGTCAACACAGGCCAGAAGTTCGCAGCCGAGTACGTACACAATTTGATGCGAAGTGTTGCAAAGCATTCGCCTATTCCGCTTGAGCCGCACGTGCTGACTGATAAGTCGGGGTTTGTCGACTACCGCACTATCGCAGTCTCGCCGAAAGAATGCCTTCGCAGCTATTGGGACAAGCTGATGCTGTTCCGACCGGGCGCTTTTGAACGTGGCGATCGTGTCATCTTCTTCGACTTGGATGTGCTCGTGTGCGGTTCGCTTGCGCCCATGCTTGAGCGTGCGGAGCCGTTCATCATCATGCGAGATGGCGTGCGCACGCATCGCTTCAATAGCTCAGTCATGATGTGGACGGTGTCCGAATTGACAGAGCATTATTGGTTGTCGTGGGCTGCCGCCGGCAAGCCAATTGCTCGGGCTCTTCCGCACACGAAAGGCGATCAAGCGTGGATGGAACGTGAGATGCGTGAGCGCGGACCTATGCCCGCTGTGTGGCAAGACATTCTTCCTGGCGTGGTGGCGCCTTACTACCAAGCCCGACCCGGTGCGGATCCTGATGACACGGATACGTGGTTGCACCTCGACGCACCGAAGGACGCAAGCGTTGTCGTATTCCACGGCAGACCGCGCTTCTCCGAGATGGCAGACGGGTTTTGGGCAAAGGAGACGTGGCGTGGTTAAAGGAGAACTTGAGACACTGGAAGCAGTGCTTAACGGAAAGAGCATCGCGCGCTACGGCGACGGCGAACTGAACAACCTCGAAGGAAAGAAGTGCGTGCCTCAGCTCATGATGCCGGGGCTCGCTGAAGAACTGCGCGAGATCATGACGTCGAAGAACGACGCGTGTCTTGTTGGCATCCCGTATGTCGACTCGCGCATGCCACCGGAGAAGCAAGCATCATGGAAACACTATCTACCCCGTTTCGAGCCGTTCAAGAGGCAGAAGAAGCAGTATTACAGCGCGTTCATCACGAGGCCCGACAGCGCGCCATGGATCGCTACCAAAGAGTACTTCGACAAAGTCAACTCGCTGTGGAAAGACAAGGAAGTAACGCTGGTGTGGGGCGGCTACCGCTCGCTGTATCCGGACTTCCTCCGGAAGACCGGTGCGGTCAAGGTTCACTCGGTGATTGTCAGCTACGAGGATGCTTATGCACAGATCGATGATATTGAGCGGCGGGTCATGGCAACAGGATCAAAAACAATCCTGCTCTGTGCGGGACCGACCGCTACCTGCCTCGCACACCGATTGTCGTTGCGTGGAGTGCAGGCGATTGATCTTGGGCACATCGGTCTCTTCTGGAGACACGCCGACGCCGCCCACAAAGACATCTCGATCGCCCCTGTAACGGTGCTGCCAAAAGTCGAGGTCACCAAGGCGCAGATCAAAGCATATGGCGCCGTCGATATCACACCGCGGGCTGAGGGCTTGTGGTGGCCGCGAATCGATGACAGGCCGGAGCAGACGTTGCGAGAACAGCATCGCGTCGCTGCGAAGCTGCGCGAATGGATGCACAGCAACACCAATCCGCTCGACTATGACGACCACACGGCGGTGCTGGTGGGCGCGGGAGCGGGGCCTCTTGCGTTCGAGGCGGCAGGGCATTTCAAACGGGTGTATGCATTCGAGCCGGACTTCGGCATGTTCGGCGCGCTGCGGCGGAACATCCACATGCACAACTGGAAAAACATCGCGTTCTACAAAGAATGCGTCGGCGACAAGGTAGGCACCACGCGGATGAAACCTGGACACCTTGCAGGTGAATGGCGCATTGACGTTGAGGGGCCGGCGTCTGTCATGCAGACAACCATCGACGCCATGGAGCTAGACGACTGCAGCGC